ATTCCTGCCGCCGGTGATGGAACCGCCGGAGACAGCGATGCACGCGGTAGCAGGCGAAGTGCCAGCGGTGGTGGAGCCTACGCAGCATCATCACTGCTCGATTGTCGGTAGGACTCCATCGCGCGGCGGAATATCTCTTCCGCGCGCCGGTCCAGTTCCTTGTCCAGTTCGAGATCGGCTGCGACCTGTGCCCGCAATTCGGGGATCAGGGCTGCCAGCTGCATGTAGGATTCCGCCCGTGGCGCGCATTCACCGTCCCACCAGTTCCGGGCGGTGCGCAAAGTCACCTTCGCGTCTCGCGCCAGCGCCTTGATCGGATCGGTCAGTGCCCCGTAGTGGTCCCGAATGATCACCGCGAAACGTGCGGTGAAACTTTCTTCACTATCCGGGTGATTTTTTCGGGCAGCGTTTTCCCTAAAAGTCATTCCTTCGTCCCTCCAATTTGTCTGCGTGTCAGGGAAACACACAGACGCTGAGGAACGACGGAGCCGGCCTGGGGATGCGCCAACATCTCCGGCCGGTTTTGTGTCTCTCGGGGCGGCTGCAGAAAAAGCCGTCGAGAAACTCAGGGGATTGATGGAATACCGGGGCGTCATTTCAGCACCGGCAAATTGTAGAAGTCGTTCGGTTGAACGGCCCCTTCGGTCGCGAGAAACACATCAACCATCACGTCAGGCGCAGGAATACGCGCACCCTCACGGTAACGCCGAACAGCCTCGCCAGATCGACCGATGATCCGGGCGAACTGGGTGTTGTTGATGCGTTTCAATTCGAGATAGTCGGAAAGCGTCATGCCCCCGATATACACCATGCTGGTGTGCTTTGCAAGCACAATACCCCATATCGGTGCGTTACATTCATGATAAGATCGTCAAAATACGGCGGCATGAAACGGATACCGAACAAGCCCGGCGACAATCTTGCGAAGCTGCGCAAGCGAGCGGGCCTCACATTAAAAGACTTGGCCCAAAGGGTCGGAACAAACTACCAGACGATCCAAAAGCTGGAGCAATCCGAGCGCGGCATGACCGCCGATTGGATATTTAAGCTCTCCCACGCATTAAACTGTGCGCCCGGCGAAATACTGCTAGGCGATGAGCGCAACGGGCTTGTTAAGGCTCCATTAGTATCTTGGGTTCAGGCTGGACGGCTCACAGAGGTTGAAGATCCATACGAGATCGGAACCGGGGAACAGTTTGTCTATGTGAATCACCACCGCGACAGCGTAATCTCGCTCACGGTACAAGGGGACAGCATGAACCGGGTCGCCCCCGCCGGTAGCCAGATTGTTGTTGATTATGACGACAAGGTTTTGGTCGATGGCGGCTATTACGTCATCAAAATGGCCGATGAAGCGACCTTCAAAAAGTATCGAGCCTCCCCGGATCGCTTCGAGCCTGAGAGCCTATCACCGCACGATACTATTTTCCCAACCGCCCCGGTCGTGGTCGTCGGTCGCGTCGTCCAGGTCAGCCGCAAGCTGTAGCCCAAATTAACGCCACACTAAAGGCGCGCGAATTTCTGCGGCCTAAAGCACACCATTATGGTGTTGACACACACACCATTATGGGGTAGCTTTCCCTAAGTCACGGCCCGCTGACGGTGCGCAGGTATCCCCTCCTCTCCCCCAGCCGGCGCTTACCGGCGGGTCGTGACGCCAGATAGGAGAAGATCATGTACGAAGCCCGCAATCTGTCCGTTCTTGCCTACGCCAACGGTTTTACGCTGTGGCACTACGCCACGTTTGATCAGATGGCTGACGTGCTGGCGCCCGGCTACTTCGCCGACGCGGACAACATGCTCCGCACCGGAGATCACATTCACGTCAATGCGGACCTCGGCCGCTGCATTCATGCGGGCTCGGTCGTCATCAGCAAAACCGGCGAGCAGATCGTGGCGCAGCGCTTCTGGACTGGCGACCCGCGTGACCCGGCTGCGCCCAAAGAGGTGGCGGCATGAGCGATCAACCGAAATGGGCGCCTAAATACGACCCCTCTACGCACCGGATCGAGATCAACGACGAGGAAGGCTGGTCTGTCGCCTTTATTCATGTCCCGCCGGTGGTCAGCTTTGACCAAGCGTGGGAGCGGGCTTTGAAGATCGCCAGCGCGCCGGAACTGTACGAGGCGGTAAAGGGCCTCGTTCGATATGTCGAGGCGGTTCGCCACACTGCCGGAATGGGCAAGACCCAGCTTGAAAGGCTTGATGCTGCGAAGGCCGTCCTAGCCAAAGCGGAGGGCCAGGAATGACCGCCCTCGACGCCCTTTATCTCCGCTACGACGGCCCGATCCCGCTGTATGTGCTGGAAACTTATCAAGCCGGTGGAGCCGACAAGGCCCGCCGCGCGCACATTCAATCGACCGTCCGTGAATACGAGGGCATGGCCCGGCGGGCGCAGCGCGGCATTGTCCGGTTGCGCCAAGAGGGCCAGCAGGGCACCGCCGCCATGGTCCGCGCCCGCGAACACTTCCTGTGGCTCCACGACCGCCTGCGGGCGCTCAACGGCGATTTGGAGGCAGCATGACCACTCTAGTCCTTGAAGACCTAGACCTGGAGGGCGCGATGCAGATCGACAACGTGGTGATCCCGTTTCGCTGGACCGAATCCGACATGAAGGATTTTTGGTCTGACTTCCCGACTGACTGCGAACCGGACATTCAACCGGACATGGAGGAAAGCGATGCGCCTGTTTCTAACGATCTGCGCTGACACAATCGCCCTGGTGGTGTTCTTCGCCTTGCTGTTCCTCGCGATGGTGGGGGCTGGCGGGTGATTACTTCGCAGGGAATGTGGGACGCGCTGTTCGAGGATCAGGCGGCGCGGGCGCCCTGCGGGTTCTACCGGGTGCGGACAGAACGGCGCGGGGCATGGCGTCCCGCAAGGATCGAGAAGACCGTGGCGGTTGACCCAGACACGGGCGAGCAACTGGACCGCAGCCCGGTGAAGACCGCGACGATTGCGGGAGAGCCCGCCGATATCGGTCAGGTCGCCACCTTTGGAGAAGCGATCACCGAAAGCGAATATTTGTATCTCATGGCAATGGAAGAAATCAATGCAGAGTGAACAGATCAACGAACTCGCCGCCGCGTTGGCGAAGGCGCAAAGCGAGATGAGCAACGCGCCGTTGAACAAGGTCAATCCGCACTTCAAAAGCAAGTACGCGGACCTTGCATCCATTCGAGACGCGGTGATCCCGGCGCTGTCCAAACACAACCTGTCTCTCATCCAGTACACGATACAGACCGAGTTTGGGTTGGTCCTTTGCACCCGCCTTGCCCATTCGTCCGGGCAGTGGATCGAAGGGGAGTACCCCCTCCCGGTCGTGTTGGACAAGCCGCAGGCGATGGGCAGCGCGTTGACCTACGCCAAACGGTACGGCATGGCGACGATGGTCGGCATCTCGGCGGACGAAGACGACGACGCCAACGCGGCGCAGGGTGCGGCGAAGAAGGCCGAACCGTCGCCGGCGGAAAAGAAGGCCAAGGAAATTGCCGACGCACTCAGGGGCGCCGATGCGCTCGCCGTGATCGACACGATCTGGACCGAGAACCAGAAGCATATCGAAGCCCTGCCACCCAACTGGCGAAAGCGCCTGGAAGACCTGAAGATCGCGCGGGCGGCCGAACTCACCCCACAAGCAGCGGAGTAGACGATGGCGAGCATCAACAAAGTGATTCTGGTTGGCAACGTCGGGCGTGACCCGGACGTGCGCACCACACAAGACGGGACGAAGATCGTCAATCTCTCCGTCGCCACGTCGGAAAGCTGGAAGAATCGCAACAGCGGCGAGCGCAAGGAGCGCACCGAATGGCACCGGGTGGTGATCTTCAACGACCGCCTTGCCGAAGTTGCCGAACGGTATCTGCGCAAGGGATCGAAGGTCTACTTGGAAGGCCAGCTGCAGACCCGCAAGTGGACCGATCAAAGCGGCGTGGAGAAGTACACCACCGAGATCGTGCTGCAACGCTATCGCGGCGAACTGCAAATGCTCGACACGCGGGCGCCCACGGGTGACTACCCGGACAAGGCCCGCCAAGACCCGCCGCAGGAGGATTTCAACGACGAAATCCCCTTTTGACCACCCCCTCGTAAAAGCCGTTCTAGAGGGGTTTCCGGGTAGCAAGATCAAGGAGGTTAGAGATGCCGAGGTTTATTCTGAACAGTGAAGAAAATCAGATCCCAGTCTGCCTCTCCTTGGTGGAAGACGACGGGGGCATTCTTCTCATGGCGCAAAAGGGTGGACTTAATCAATGCCTCCTCCGTTTTCACACCGATGGTTCGGTAAGGGGCGTCAAATACGTCGACAAATCGCTCGGCATCAACGTGGACGGAGACGGCAAGGTCATTGTCGAATGACCCTCCTCCCCAAGCGCCAGCCCCACCGCGACCGGGCCTATCTCGATTGGCTCCGCAAACAACCGTGCGTCTTCACCGGGCGGTCCCCGTGTGATCCCGCGCATATCCGACTGGGGGCGGACGGGGGCATGGGCATGAAGCCGTCCGACTTCTACGCGCTGCCGGTCTGCCCGGACTACCACCGGGACCAGCATCAGCACGGGGAAGCGACCTTCTGGGTTCGGATGATGAACGAACACACCGAAGCCGTGATGGCCCTCATTCGGGACGGCGCGCGGTGGCGGTATGAGGAGTGGAAGAAATGAAGGCATGGCATTTCACGGCGGACAAGCTGCGCGATGGGCGGCCGATTCCGCCGGTTGGTGAGGTTCTGCGGCATGATGGGCCGGTAGAGATATGCGCCACGGGTCTACACGCGAGCGAACGTATCTTTGACGCGCTGACCTATGCGCCAGGACACGTAATCCACCGCGTTGAGTGCGGCGATATTGTTCAAGCTCAAGACGATAAATTCGTCTGCCGAGAACGGACAATTTTGTGGTCGGTTGATGGCGAGGATGTTCTCTGCGCCTTTGCGCGACGGGTTGCTCT